AGATGTAATTTTGAGAAAATGATAATACTTTATAAACTTATTAAACATAAAATGGAAACATTAGAAGATGAAACAAGAAATTATTGTAGTTGTGAAAAGGTAGAGTGATAAAGAAATGAAAGAGAAAGAATTAACATTAAAAGAAGCAGAACAAATAGTAGATACAATGTATGAAAACAAGTTTATTGATAGTGGAACAATAGAAGGCAATAATATACATTTAGGAAATATGGACAATATTGAATTTACTGATTTAGAGAATGCTAGTATTTATCTATTAAGAGAAGAAATAAGATTAAAGCAAGAACTCCAAAGAAAAGATAATAATTGGAATGAATTAAAAAAATTTTTAATTGATTTACAAAAATTAAAAGGAATAAATCAACAAGGATTTAGTTGGGGTGTCTGCCAAGAATGTTTAGATAAAATAAAGGAGTTAGAAGGAAAATAATATGGAATTATTTATAGGAATAGGTATTGCACTGATTTTAATATTAGCAATTTATATATGTCTTATAGCAGATTAAAATGATAGTAGGCTTAATAATTGTAATAATGCATAAAAAAATATATTCTATTGAAAATTATTTTATTGTATGTTATAATTTATTTATGGTGTAAAAACACCACATATTAACTTCAATACAAAGCAGGAGCCTTCTTTACTTATTCATTTCCTGCTTTTGTTTTGCATTTTTTTTGTATTTATGTTACACTTATTTTATAAAAGGGTAAGGGTGTGCTATGGAGAGTTTATCTAATATCACATTTAAACAATTTATTGAATCAGCTAAGGTGTTGAAAGCTCAATACGATGAACTTTTCACGCCTTTTTTTATGTCTAAATCTATTCGATGTTGGAAAATGATGATTTATTCGCTTAACATTGTTGAATGGAAACGTGATCGTATTTGGAATTATTTAAATGGTGATTTAGAATATGAAGAACTAGTGAAATTAAAAGATTTATAAAGGGAGAATTATGAAAGATATTACACGTGAAATAATAAATATTTATAATTTAATTGATATTGATTTTATGGGCTATGAATTTAATTTATCAAATGCAAGTTATCATCATTTACTTGTAGCTCGTAGAAAAGGTGGTGAAGAAACAATAGAAAATGGCGCGGTTCTTAATCGTAAAACATCTCATCCATACTTGCATATAATTGAAGGTCGGGATCTTGATATGTTTAATGCTATTACTAATGAAATGGTTATTCAAAAAATGCTTGGACGACTTGATTTAGCAAGCCTCCGTCGTATTCATGATATCTTGACTCAATTTGAACACGAACATTCATCTGATACCACTACCAAAGGCCATTTGCTTATTAAGGAATGTTATACTCGTCGTCCTAAATTATAATTATTAGACAAACATTTTTAAAAATGTTATAATTTTATTGATTTAATTGGGAAGGAATTGTTTATGAACAAATTAAAAATTGAATACGTTGATATTCAAAGTATTAAACCGTATAAAAAGAATGCAAAGCTTCATCCTAAAGAACAAATAGAGCAAATAAAGAAATCTATCGAGCAATTTGGAATGGATGATCCAATAGGAATATGGAAAGATGAAATAGTTGAAGGTCATGGCAGATTAATAGCTTGTAAAGAATTGGGAATAAAAGAAGTGCCAATAATTCGTCTTGATCACTTAACAGATGAAGAAAGAAAGGCATATGCATTAGCTCATAACAAACTAACAATGAACAGTGATTTTGACATCGATATTCTAAATGAAGAACTTGCTAGTTTCGATGATATTGATATGTCGGACTTTGGATTTGATATGGACTTTGATACTGAAGAAGAAACCGAAGTCATTGAAGATGAAGTACCAGAAGTTCCAGAAGAACCTAAAGCAAAACTTGGTGATATATACCAATTAGGAAACCATAGATTAATGTGTGGAGATAGTACAAGCATTGATGATATAAATAAACTCATGGATGGTGTAAAAGCTGATATGGTTTTTACAGATCCGCCTTATGGAATGAATGCAGTTAGCAAAAGTGGAGTATTAAGTGAAAAATATAAAACTGATATTATGAATGATGATGACAATACAGTCGCAATCAAATCATTTAATTTATGCCAAGATTATTTTAAAAATGCTAAACAAGTATGGTGGGGAGCAAATTATTACACTGAATGTTTACCAAGTGCAGAATGTTGGATAGTATGGGATAAAAATAATGGTGGCTCAGACCAAACTGACTGTGAACTTGCTTGGACTAATTTTAGAAGTGTTGTAAGACAATTTACAATGGCAAGTGAAAAAACAAATAGAGTTCATCCAACACAAAAACCATTAAATCTTATAGCACAAATATTTAAAAAATTTGATAAAAACGATGAATATAATAATATAGTAGATTTATTCGGTGGTAGTGGAAGTACATTAATAGCTTGTGAACAATTAAATAGAAAATGTTATATGATGGAACTAGATCCACATTACATTGATGTAATAATACAAAGATGGGAAAACTTTACAGGAAAGAAAGCGGTGAAATTAAATTGATAGAAAAAGTGAATCCAAGTCATCCAGATAAGGTGGCAGATAGAATAGCAGGAGCAATCGTAGATTTAGCATATACAAAACAAGAAAATCCAAAAATAGCCGTAGAGGTACTAATAGGCCACGGCGATTGTAACATCATAGTTGAAACAAGCGTGTTATTTTTAAAAAGCGAAATTGAATGCATCGTGAGAAGAATAGCTGGTGAATTAAATGTAAATTATAAACAAGTCGCACAGGATCAACATCTAGCAGAAAACCAAAGCAAAGAGATAAGATGTGGCGATAACGGAATATTCAAAGGCGTACCATTAACAGGAAACGAAAAAATGATTAGTAGACTTGCAAGAGAAATATATGACGCATTCCCTTATGATGGTAAATATATATTAACAGATGATAAATTTATATGTTGTCAAAGTAATGCAAGTAATGAAGAATTAAAAAAAGAATTAAGGTCAATAAATCGTGAATTGATTATTAATCCACTAGGCGAATGGACGGGTGGCACGAATGTAGACAGTGGCGCTACAAACAGAAAACTAGGATCTGACATGGCACAAAGTGTAACAGGCGGAGGACTACATGGCAAAGACTTATCTAAAGCCGATGTATCAGTAAATATATATGCATTTCTAAAGGCACAGGAAACAGGCGAGGTTGTAGAGTTATGTTGTGCTATAGGAGATGACACAATAGATGGTAAACCATATAGCGAGATAGTAGAAATAGCAAGAAAATATATTGAATCCGTTGGAGGATTTGAAAAGTTTGCTGAATGGGGATTATATTAATCCTTATTTGCATATAAGGAGGTGATATAGTGGCTAAAGAAGAACAAATTGAAGAGTATCGATTTGATAACCGAACACCCGAAGAACAGCGAGAAATTGCTCGTCAAGGAGGCATTGCTTCTGGCGAAGCACGTCGAGAAAAGGCCACTATGTTATCAACATTAGAAAAACTACTTGATGAAACTAATAATAAAACAGGTAAAACATATCGTGAACTAGCAACACTCGGACTTATTCAAGGCGCAGCTAAAGGCTATGGAACTAACTATAAAATAATCCAGGAACTCATGGAAAAACAAGAAAAGAAAAACGAAGCGAAGAAAATGAAAGTATATCTACCAGCAAAAGATATACCTCGTTCATTTGTGGACATCTATCGTGATATAGAAAATCGAAAGTATTATGAATATTGGTTCGAAGGCGGTCGTGGTTCTGACAAGTCATCAATGTGGAGTGAGATAGTTGCTGAATTGCTAGAAAACAATTCAAATATGTGTGCATTGCTTATTCGTAAAGTTGGTAATACATTAAAAGACTCCGTATTTAGCCAGATGCAATGGGGAATCGATAAGTTAGGAGAAACATATCCTGTAATTCCTACGCATTGGAAAGCAACGAAATCGCCACTCGAAATAGCCAATACCGAAACAGGACAAATAATATATTTCCGTGGTGCTGATGATCCTGTTAAGATTAAATCAATAAGGCCACCAAAAGATAAATACATTGGAATCGTTGTATATGAAGAGTGCGACCAGATGAATGGTATGGAAGAAATAGGTACTATTGATAGATCAGTAGTTCGTGGTGGTAATGATTTTATTGTATTTAGAGTGTACAATACACCGAAAAGTTCAAGACATTTTGTAAACATAGAAAAGAAAAAGCCAAAAAAAGATAGAATCGTACACCGTAGTACTTATTTAGATGTACCTGTAGAATGGCTTGGTCCGAAATTCTTTGATGAAGCCAACTACATGAAAGAAAACAATGAAAAACAATGGCGAAACATTTATCTCGGCGAAGAAATTGGCGATGGTGGAAATGTCTTTGAAAATGTAGAAATAAGAGAAATAACAGATGAAGAAATAAATACATTTGATTTTATTTATCAAGGATTAGACTTTGGATGGTTTCCAGATCCATTGGCGTGGACTAAATGCTGTTATAATCCAGCACAAAGTACATTATATATCTTTGATGAATTCGTTGTTAATAAAATGAGTAATGCTGATGTATGGCAATATTTAAAAGAGAATAAAGAGGTGACGGAAAATGACTTGATAATAGCTGATAGTGCAGAGCCGAAATCAATAGGCGATTTTAAATCTTATGGTGCATTAATGAAAGGCGCAATAAAAGGTCCAGATAGTGTTCCTTATTCAATGAAGTGGTTAAGTTCTTTGGCTAAAATAGTTATAGATCCTAATAGGTGTCCAGTATCAACTGAAGAATTTACAACTTATGAATTTGAACAAGACAAGGACGGCAATTATATTAGTGGTTATGTTGACGCAAACAACCATTGTATCGATGCAACTCGCTATGCACTTAATCTAATATGGAAGAAAAAAGGGCAATAGACAGATTAAGTTAGTTATGATATAATATTATTAGGAGATGATATTATATGATTCAATATATTGAAAATACTAACTTGGCATATTGTGATGGTTACAAATTTAGAAAGGATAAAAAAACAGGTTATTGGTTATGTTCGACTTTAAAAAAACGATTACATGTTTATATTTATGAAAAATATAATGGTGCAGTACCAAAAGGAATGCAAGTTCACCATATAGATCACAATAAAGATAATAATGATATTTCTAATTTGAAACTTTTAACAAGAAAAGAACATGATAAAATCCATTATGAAGAAATGAGTGCAGAAGAAAAAGAAAGAAGAAGAAAGAATTTAGAATTAAATGCTAGACCAAAAGCAATAGAATGGCATAAAAGTGAAAATGGTAAGGAATGGCATTTAAAGCATTATGAACAAGTAAAAGAAAAATTATATAAAAAGCATAAATTCAAATGTGAAATATGTAATAAAGAATTTGAAAGTTCACAGATAAGAAGTAGGTTTTGTTCCAATGTTTGTAAATCAAAATATTGGAGAAAAACACATAAAAAATAACATTTGGAAAAAGAAAGGACAATAAAATGTTTAAGAGTATAATACAATATGTTTTAAGTTTTTTATTTAAAACAAATACACAAACAACAAAAAAAGAAATTGATGAAAATAGTAAATATGCTCAATTATATGAAAGTATAGACGATATCAATTTCGGTGCTATATTTAGTAATAAATTAGCCAATTATACTGTAAGCGATAGTACTATGGACATTGATGGCGACAATGCAAGAGTTGACTTATTAAATAAAACAGGTCAATCAATGTGGAAAAAAATAAAAAAAATAGCTTCTATGTCTTATGGATATGGTGGAATTATAATTGTGCCTTGCGTAAAAGGTGGAAAGATATTTTATGATTTAGTTCCACAAAGTAGACTTACAATTGATGAAATTAATGGCGATTTAATTACAGGTGCGACAGTACTTGCAGAAAGAAAAGTTATCAATGGAACAATTTCACAAACTGTTTACTTACGTTGGACTAATTATAAAGTAGAAAATGGTAACATGGTTATCACTCAGCAATTTACTGATGAAAAAGGTAACAAGATACCTATACCAGATTTTTGGAAAAATATTCAAGAAGTTCAAGTTATATATGACGTAGATAGAGTTTTATTTGGTTACATCAAATCTCCAATAAATAATCGTAAGACAAATGATAAATATGGAGTTCCAATTACTTATGGTTGTGACGCTACAATACTTGAAATAAAAGAAACAATGAAACAACTTATTCGTGAATATGAGTTAAAAGAATGTTTTGTTGGTGCTGATGTAACAATGTTTAATGGCAAGAATGCATTGCCACAAAATGGATTGTTTAAAAAAATAGATAGTACAAGTGATGACTTCTTTGAAGTATTTGATCCACAATTTAGAAGTTATACAGAAAGGTTACAAGAACTTTATAAAAGGCTAGAGCATGAGATAGGAACAAGTTATGGAATCTTAAGTGAAGTAGACTCACAACAAGCAACAGCTACCGAGATCAAACGTAGCATGTATGATACGTTCACAATTTGTGACGATATGAGAAATAATATTGAAAAAGGATTAGAAGATTTCTTCTATTCTTGTAATGTTCTAGCAAATGCTTATAACTTAACACCACAGGGAGAATATGAATTAAACTTTAATTGGTCTTATTCGTTACTTGAAGATACTGATACAGAATGGTCACAACTTACTTGGGCAGTTAATAATGGAATAGAAAAGAAAGTTGAAATGAGGCAATGGTTACATCCTGATGAAACATTAGAAGAAAGCCAAAAAGTTATAGATGAAATAAAAGAAGAAGAGCCAAATGTAGATGATTTACTTGGCACAAAAGATATATAATTGAAATGAAAAGGAGGAAAAAATATGGTTTCAATTTATCAAAATAATAATTTAATTACTAACAACAGAGGTGAAGCTAAAAGTTTAGAATTTAGAGGATTATCAACTGATGAAAAGCCTACTGAATTAGATGATCAAAATATACCAAATGGTTCAATATTTATTGAAATAGATACTGGAAGTGTTTATTTATATGATTTAACTAATGAAGAATGGAAGGAGATATAATATGGATTTACCAAGTTATTTATTAGGAAAAAAATCAGGTGGTGGAGGTGGAGGAACAAATAATTATGACGAGTTGAGCAATAAACCAAGTATTAATAATGTAACATTAAGTGGAAATAAATCATCAAGTGATTTAGGATTAGTAAATCAAACAGATATAAGTGGAAAAGAAGATACAAGTAATAAAGTAACAAGTGTATCAATTTCTAGTACAGATACACAATATCCTAGTGCCAAGTGTTTATATGATAATATTAAAGATACAATTACAATGAATGTTACATATTCAGACAATACTACCGCTACTTTTGAATTAAAGGGTAGGGAGATAGTATAATGAATTTAAGCAATTGTAAAATTATAACAATTAATAATAAAGATGTAGCTAAAATAGAAATTAATAACAAAATAGCATGGCAAAAAGCAAGAGAAAAAAAGAGAATTATTGATGGTAATAATTTTAATGTATTAGTAAAAAATATAAATGGTTCTGGTTCTACAATTTCAACTGATGATACTACAATAACAAAAATAGTTTTTGATTATTGGAGTTCTAGTTATCAAACATTATTAGGTAATTATACTAATGGAACTGATGTATCATTTGATAATGATGGTAGTATAAGATTATTTTATGATAATACAATAATTTATGTTCTTAGTGTATATAATATTAGTGTACAAAATGCTAGCTCAATGTTTAGAGCTTTTACTGTAATGACAGAAATAGATTTTTATAATTTTAATACAGAAGATTGTACTGATTTTTCATTCTTTTTATGGAATTGTTCTTCTTTGACAACACAGCATGGTATGGAAGAATTTGATACTTCAAAATGTACAACTATGGAAAGAATGTTAAGTAATATAAGTATTGCTACTATAGGTCAAAATAATAATTATGGAATAAATGTATCAGGCTGGGACACTACAAAAGTAGAAACAATGGGACACATGTTTCGAGATAATAAGGCAACTTATATTGATATAAGTAGTTTTTATACTCCAGTTTGTGATAGATTTCGAGCTATGTTTTCAGGATGTACTAATTTAGTAACATTGAATATGGAGAATATTGATATGTCATTATGTACTTGTAATGATGGTGGAAATGCAAAGAATTTTGCTTATGGTATAGATAATTGCTCTAATTTAACAAATTTAGTGTTTAGTAAAAATTTAGGAAGTGGTTATCCTAGTAACAGGGCGTTATTTTTTGCTAGCATAAAATTATCAGGATCTCCTCTTTTAACTAGAGAAAGTATATTATCGGTTTTTAATAATATAGGTACAATACCTGGTGGAAGTATGGTAGCTTGTTATATTTATATGGGAAGTACTTATGATACAGTAACTAGTGCTGATATAGTTAAAGCTACTCAAAAAAACTGGTTAGTAAGTAATTCTTCATCTTAATTTAATATGATGCAACTAAAACACAAGTATTAAAAAATGTAAATGTAACATTAACTTGGGTTGATGAATAAAAAATAAAAAAAATATATTTAAAGAGGTAATATATAATGGATGAAAGACAAGCAGAGCTATTGGTGGAAAGATTAATTAGAAGAATTGAACAGGCAAATATTTATTTTTTAAATAAAATTGGATCCTCAATTAAAAAGATAAGAGAATTAACACCAACACAAGCTCAACAGCTTGTTCAAATCTTAAAATATGGTGGAACGTATGAAGATATAATAAGACAAATTGCAAAGTATACCAATTTGAATATAAAAGATATCGATGAAATATTCTCTAGTTACGCAAAAAAAGACCAACAATTTTATAAACAGTTTTATCAATATAGAAATATACCCTTCGTTCCATTTGAAGAAAATACAGCCCTTAAAATGCAAACAAAAGCATTATCTAACATTGTAAAAAATGAAATGTATAATTTCACGCGAAATAATGTATTAGGATATACCATAAGAGATTTAAAAGGAAAAGTTCAATTCCTAGGATTAAGAGAAACTTATAACAGAGTATTAGATGAAGCATTACTTAACGTAGGTCAAGGAAAAGAAACCTTTGATGATGCTATGAATAAAATCATGACAGATATAGGTGGTAGTGGATTAAAAACTATTGAATATGAAAGTGGTAGATCCATAAGATTAGATAGTGCTGTTAGAATGCATTTAAAAAGTCGTTTAAGAGAGTTGCATAATGAAAATCAACAATTATTTGGCGAAGAGTTTGGAGCCGATGGTGTTGAGGTATCAGTTCACTTAAATCCTGCAGATGATCACGCTGAAGTACAAGGAAAGCAATTTACTATTGAAGAATATAGAAAGCTACAGACTACAGGTGTAGCAAAAGATGTTAAGGGACGGATCATAGATATAACTACAAAATATGGGTTCCGTCCTATAAGTGAATTAAACTGCTACCATTATGTATTTAGTATAATAGTTGGTGTAAGCAAGCCAGAGTATGATGATAAACAATTAAAACAAATAATGAAAACCAATGATAAAGGGTTTAAGTTTGAAGGAAAACACTACAGTTTATATGATGGTCAGCAATTGCTTCGTAAAGTAGAATTAGAATTACGAAAATCTAAAGATATTCAAATATTGGCTCGTTCTAGTAATAATATAGAGTTAGTTGAAAAAATGCAAAATAGAATAACACAATTAACAAACAAATATAAAGACATATTAAAAGCAAGTGGGCTAAAAAGTAAACTTGAACGTGCTAAAATTGCTGGATATCATCGTATAAATATAAATAAAATAAAATAAATGTGATATAATTATATTTAGAGGGAAGTACCCGAATTGCTTCCCTTGACACTTATTCGGGAGGTGTTATATATAATGGAAGAAGTGTGGAAAAACATATCTAATTATGAAGGAAGATATATGGTATCTAATTTAGGAAAAGTAAAAAGTATGAAATATAGACATCATAATAAAGAAGAAATATTAAAACAAGAAAATAATCACAATTATAAAAGGGTATGTTTATTTGAAAAAAATGGTAAAAGACATCATTTTAGAGTACATAGATTAGTAGCAGAAGCATTTTTACCTAATCCTAATGGTTTTAATGAAATTAATCATAAAGATGAAAATCCAAGCAATAATTGTGTAAATAATTTAGAGTGGTGTGAACATATTTATAATATAAATTATGGAACTAGAACACAAAAGGCAAAATTAGGTATAATAAAATCAATTAAACAATATGATAAAAACAATAATTTTATTAAAAAGTATGATTCAATAACTGAAGTTGAAAAAAAATTTAATTTTAATAGAAGTAATATAATTGCTTGTGCAAAAGGGAAAATACCTACTGCTTATGGATATAAATGGAAATATGCAAAAGAATAAAAAAACTAATTGACATTAAAAAAAATAAATAATAAAATTAAGTATATGAAGAGGTGAGAAAATCTTGTGCTCATACACCGTAGTGGTCAAAAGAGATGAGGGGAATGCAAGTCCCTCCTTCATTAATTATCTTTTAAGCAAAACCGCTATCTTTATAGGTAGTGTACTGATGATATGTAGAATAACCTATACACAACAGAAACGATTTGATGGTTATTAGGGTTTAAATAACAAAATAAGAGTGGCTTTAATCGTGGAACTCTCTTCCCCGACAAACAATATCATTAGTACAGTGCTTATAAAGGCACTAGGAATGCACATAAACATTTATTTATCTAGTTATGCTAGTGTAATAAATGCAGGGATTACGTATAACCTGACCGTGCAAAGCATTGAAAATAATACATATTAATTTTTCAATGTTCTTATTTTGTGTTATGTTGTATTTACCAGATGCAACATAGGGGTACGTTGTATAGCGTACGTGCTACTTACTTTGTAGGTAGCATTAGAGTAGATATACCATATTTAGTGTGGTCGATTAAAAAGTTCGTTAAAGCCGA